CATAGGTTGGCAGATTGACCACGCCTGCCGTTGCCGATATTGTCGCAAGCGAGCCGTTTGTTTTTGTGACAATTACAGACGTAACGCTGCTGTCAAACGTGACAGTGTAGGGTGATCCCCCCGCCACTCCAAGCAGTGCCCATCTGGTTATGTAGCCGGATAGCTCATTAACCTCAGCTTCCCATTGTGTGATGCTGGTCGTGGTCACCAGTTCAGTATCGTTCCAATTTGCCATATCAATCTCGCTTTAATTGACGGGGGCGGGAAAGGAGAAAAACCGCCCCCGTCGCCCACACGGAGCTTAGTCGGTTAGGAGGTATGCCTCGATGTTATCAGCGCTCTCGTTGCCGGAGGTGACAAACGTGAGCTTCATGTATTTGTTGGTGCCGATCAATTTGCGGGGAATGTTGAACTCGCAGATCACTATCCCGCTTGCCCATGAGGCAGTCGTTTGGACAGCTTCCTTGATCAGGATTGACGGCAGAACGGTGGTTGGTGAGGTAGTAGTGCCCACAACCGGCCTGATCTCCAGAGTGGCGCTATTCGCCAACTCCACAGTCGTGTCAGATGCGCAGATCACTACTCGCAGGTCGCCGGATTTCTTGTTGTTTAAGGTTACGGTGTTGGTGCTGTCTTTTGAGGTAGCGTTCGGAAGAGCGAAGTCCTCACAGAACACCTGGTCGGGAACGAATCCGTATTTGTTATAGCGTGCCATTATTCATTCCTCCCTTAGTCCAGAGCCGTTGTTTCGGTTGACAGGATGTTGTTGTCAATGATGATCGGGATGCCACGCCAAGAGGCGAGATACATATTGTAATCCACTGTCTCATTGAACAGGTGAACCTTGCTGTCTTTGAGGGTGGCGATCTGGTTACGACCGAGATTGTTGCAATAGATATAGGTCGTGCCGGAGCCGGTCTCGACAGCGTCAAGCAGATCGTTCATCTGTTTGGCAGTAGGCGGATGAGTGGCGTCCACCTGAGTAATCGCAGCCACCGAAGTAGCGGAAGGGATCACCAGAGCGCCGAACATGTCAACGATCCAGGAATACACGATCTGTTGGGCATTGGTAGTGGTATTCAAAACCACAGTAGTGGGATCGATTGGCGTCAAGTCACGGGTGCCGATAATGCCACCGGCACGATTGCCGACACGGATCGAGGCGCCATCAGCGTCATTCCAGCGAACCGCAAAGATCGTTGTGCGTGAGCCGGATGATCCGGCAGCCTGAGCCACAACCTTGCTGTTAGCTTTGGCATATTGATGGAAGCCAAGAAAGCCATTTTCAGAGCCGAAGGAAGTCGTCCCGTAGATGATCTGATTGGCAAGCGTCTGTCCAAAGCCCTCAACGATGGCAGGGAAGTTCTCAGCTATCCATCCCGCCTTTCCGCCAGGATGCTCTTCAATATCCTTGTAATCAGGCTGGGGAAGCGTTACCAAGTTCCATAGGTCAATGGCTGCCTGATCCTTGCTGATGCTGATCGGCACCACGCCCCCGCCGATATTCCGGAAGGTGGCTGCAGGCAGTTCATTGAACCATTTATATTTGTGCTTGAACCCGTAATTAGCGGGTCTGACAAGACCGGTCTGCAGTATTCCGGAGCGCTTGATCAGGTCGGCAATGATTGCCGGTGCGTCAGGCACGCCCCACGAGACAGACAGGTTTTGCAAATTGGGATTAGTAGTAGCCATGAGCTATTATCTCCTATGTTGATTTGAGTTTTGCGACATACGGGCTCACTTCGGGAGCGCCGTTGTCAGTAGGTGGCGACGCCGGAGGGTAAGCAGGATTAGTGTGCTTCGGCTCCGGCTTAAAGTATTCGGCGGTTGCCAGCGGTTTCCATGCCTCAAGATTGGCGGTGATCTCATCATCAGTGTAGTCATCAGGATTATCCTTCAGCACAAACAACGATTTCACCTTTTCGGCACGATCAAATAGCGGATCGCCTTTTTTGCATTGCAGAACCTTAGATGTATCGATCCATTGCGATCTGATTTGAGCTTTCTGCTCAGTGATCAGCTTGTTATGATCCTGTTCAATGCTACGGAGGCGCTTGAGTTCGCCATCTCCCGCAGAGAGCTTGTCAATCTGTTCCTGCAGCATCTCTTTCTCGGCTGCAAGATCACGCAACTTCTCTTTACGGGATTTGCTTTCCGCATTGGCAGAGGATAAATCCGCCTGTAGATTCTTTGCCTCTCTGGTCGCTTCTGCAACCAGAGCAATTGCTTCCCCCGCATCTGCAGGGAGGTGCGTCTTGATCTTCTCTAAGATCGTTTCCAGATTAGCCATGTTATTTACCTCTTGTTTTTATTTATGGTTCTACAAGTTCAGCGATTACGATGTCAAGCCGTGTTGACTGAACACGGTCGCCGTCAAACGCTTCTTTCAGCGCAATCAGCTTTCCGCCAGCGGGGAATACGGCTGTGCCGGTGAACGATACGGTTACTTTACCGATACTATCCCATATTACGGTGCTAAGCACCAAGCCTGTGTTGCTTGCGATCCAGACCCAATTTAACAAATCAGCGCTGTTGTCTTCATGGAAAGTGTCTTTTGTGACCGTGACATCAATGCTTGGGTCTTCATCATCTTCAGTGATTGTGTCTGCGGTTGCAATCATCGGCTGTCCTGCAGCGGTTTCCAGTGCTTCCACTCGGTCAACCAGTCCGGTATCATCCGTGTTAATCGTTGCCTCCAAAGCCGTAGCCCTGTCAAGCAAGCCGGTGCCGGCAGTGTTGACGCTCGTTTCCAGATCGGTGAGCCGTCCATCTTCCTCTGCGCTTATCAGGTCATTAACTTCGGTGAAGGTGCGCAAGACACGCTTCCCGCCGGAGTTCTCCTGGATCGTTTCAATTTGGTCAGTTAGTTTCAGCGACATTATGCGCCTCCTGTGTTATTTATAGCATTAGTTCTTGTCAGGTTATTGGTGGAACTGGGCGGAGTCGAACCGCCGTCTTGCCTCCGCATTGCAGGGCAATCGATGCCTGCCAGTCCCCTATTTTGTGGAATATACTCAATATAGTAATCAAAAAACTCATTCGGCACAAACAACTCTGTTATGAGTTTGCCAATGGCGGTATTGAACTCTATGTCGGTATATCCCGCCTCGTAAGTGTGAGATATTCTGAACATCCCCTCGTCAACATCGTAATCAGCCCATATCAGTATATCTGGGAACTGCTCTCGCACCCTATTTATGAACCTTGTTAAGAGCATGGGTTTTAATATACTTGCCACTATCAACCTCCTATATTTTCTTTGTAATATCTCTCTGTGATCAAGATAAAATCATGCCTGCAGTTATACATCCGTTCTTCAGCGGTCTCGCTCTCGAAACGGATGCGCTCCTCGTCAGTGTAAAACGGGGCATTCGGATAGCTGGCATCGGCGTCAATGCCGAGACCAACCTGGCAAGCAGGGCGGGTGACATCGTCATCCGGGCCCTGATACTCCCAGAACGGTTCGCCATCATATTCGGATGCGAAGGCATACTCCACATCCTGGATAAAATTGCCCCTGCTCGTATTCATATAAGTCACGGCATAGCGTTTGAAGTTAGTGTCCAATACGTCATTGATATGCCGTAGCGTGGCGTCAATAGCGCCACCCCTCGACACGCTGTCAAGGATGATCCCGCTTATCTGACGCATCGCCTGTTCGCCAACGCCGGCAAATTGGTTGTTGAATATGTTATTCATGGCAGCAATCTTTTGCTTAGTAACGGCGGTAAATGAGATCGGCACAGCTCCACGTGGGCGGTTGTCTCGCAGATGCCTGAGCAGATCGTTTTCCTTCGCTTGGACGTTGGCGATCAATTGAGTATAGCCCGCTTCGTTAAGTGCCCTTGTCAGGTTCAGATACATCTGCGATGTCAACTCCATGTTATCGGTCGTGTTCAGCAAGTTCCCGCCCTGACGGGTGAATACGTTAAGCTGTGAATTGATGACATTACGCATCCGGCGGAGTATCTTGTCCATCTCCGCCTCGAACCAGGCGCCCTGCTCATCAATCAATGATTGGATCATTAACATGTCCTTAACATGATCAATGTTAATGAGGAAGTCATTTCTCTACTCATCAAACAGCACCGGATCAAGTCCGTCAGTTCCGCCAACCTTGAATATCCGGTTATCGGCATCAATCCGTTTTGCGGTCTCTTCTGCCTGCTCACGGGTCAGGTCGGGATTATCGTCCATTATGGCGTCAATCCGTGACATCGTGCCGTTAGTGATCTTGAGCCCTCTGATCTGCTCCTGCTCCAGTGGATTGGTCTCAACTGTGACATCTGCAAAGTCAATGCCGATACCGGCATCTTCCGGCATTGCCTGACCGCCATACAACCTGGCGCAGTCCATTGTCAACTGAACCAATTGCCTTACACTTTCACGATACATTGATCTTTTCTTGTTGTTGTAGTCAATGATGTCTGACTTGCTCAGTCGTAACTGATAACCGGAGCTGAATGCAGTGCCCTGCTTGATCGCCTGTGTGCTTATACCCATAAGTGAGGCATAGAGATCAATGTTCTGGTTGATGATCTCCCATATCTGCTTTAGATCGACAGACGGATTGATGAAGTATGCCCTGCCCACCGGCTTTAGATCGTCACCAAGCGGGAAATTGATGTATCTCGTCACGGCTGCTTTGATGATCTTGCCCTCCGGCAGACCTTCCGTTACCATCGTAGCGAACGCCTGATAGTCCGTGCCAATA